TTGGTAGGTCGTCGGTCGATCGGCGGTCGGTCGGTCGATCGGTATATTTTGGTAAATTTTATAGTATAGGGACATCCCCTATCGTCTATACGCCTGTAGACGATACAAATATAGCCGATCTTGCCATAGACGCGCCGTAGGCGTCGTGGTCGATAGCGCGCGCGTCCAGGTATAGCTATATAGGTCGGTCGCCGATCGTCTAGTAGGCGCGAAATAGTCGGTAGATCGTAGTGGTAGGGGTAGGCTAGCCGATCGGTCTAGCGGGTAGATCGTCGAAAAGATTTTTAGATCGTCGGGTAGGCGTAGGCGTAGGGGCATAGGGTAGGCTATACCGATACGGTATAGGTATAATATCTTGCTATATTTTGCTATATTTTGCTATTTTTTTCTTGACGTAGATGCCGAAAATACCGATACTCTAAATATAGAAACGATCGGGTAGCGTATCCGACCGACAGACGACCTAGACGACTATATAGGAAATAGAAAAATGAAACACGAAAATGAAAACGATTTGACAAACTATACGATCGGCGCCGACGGGGTAGCTACGGTAGAAATCCCGGCCGATCTATCACCGTACGATTTGCGTACCTATCGAAAATTGGGCGTGCTATCGTCGATTACTATAGCCGATTTATACCTGTCAACGGGCGGTGATAGAACTATAAAAATCCGACATATCCGCAATAGCATAAAACTTTACGATAGCAAATTATCGACGCGTGACGATATAGTCCGAAATTTAGGAAAAATGTCGCGGGACGTCACCGATTTTGGCGGAAATTTGCGGTTAGTCGGATCGGACGCTGGCGACATAGCCGGCGTTCCTGGATTTGGTAGCCTACCGGCAAAATTAACGGATTTGGCCTGTCGGATCGACGCCGTCGCAAACTACGCGGATCGTTTGTTTTCGTTCTAGACGCCTAGACGATCGACGCCGACTGGCGTCGATCGTCGGTCGGGCATCCGCGCGATCGCGGGTATCCGATCGACGATCGACCGGATTAAAGTGCGACCGGAACCCGAGGGTAGGCGGTATCCTGCCCCGAAAATTGGAGCCAAAAATGTGCGATTGTAAACTTACTGAAGGCGTTGATAGCGGTATTTGTTCTGAATGTGTCGGTGACATTATCGTAGACGTAATTGAGCATTGGACCGACGAGAACCTGGGTGAATTCGTCGAAGACCATATTAGCGGAGTAATTGACCTTGACGTCATGGTCGAACTTGTCGAATCCTCAAAATCCGTCTTAGAATCTCAGATCGACGAGGCTATAGAATCAATTTCTAATAACGAAGATACGATTAGCGGGATGCAATCGGAGATCGAAGCTTTGCAATATGCCCTCGACGAGCTATCGGGTAGGCGTGTTGGCCAGGGCCTCCTTCACCGGGCGTTCCATTGGTTGTTATAGTCGGTAGGCGTCGATCGTCGGTCGGGCATCCGCGCGATCGCGGGTATCCGGTCGACGGGCGTCTATCGTCGGTCGGTCGTCGGTCGTCGGTCGTCGGTCGATCGTCGATCGTCGGTCGGCGTCGGTCGTCGGTCGTCGGTCGATCGTCGATCGTCGGTCGGCGTCGGTCGTCGGTCGATCGTCGATCGTCGGTCGGCGTCGGTCGTCGGTCGTCGGTCGGCGTCGGTCGTCGGTCGGCGTCGGTCGTCGGTCGGCGTCGGTCGTCGGTCGTCGGTCGATCGTCGGTCGGCGTCGGTCGTCGGTCGTCGCCGTCGGCGCCGTCGATCGTCGGTCGGGCATCCGCGCGATCGCGGGTATCCGGTCGACGGGCGACCTGATTAAAGTGCGACCGGATTAAAGTGTTACCGGATTAAAGTGCGACCGGATTAAAGTGTTACCGGAACCCGAGGGTAGGCGGTATCCTGCCCCGAAAATTGGAGCCAAAATTATGTCCACTAAAAACGAAAACCTATCTGTTGAATCGTTAGCCGAAGGGGCCTTGCCTGTCGCCATACGGGGATACAATTCTCCAGACGTGTTCTTTGATACGATCATGGATTTCGCGCCACTAGACGATAGTTATGACGGCTACACGCTAGTGCGTTCCCGGTCGTGTGGGTGTGGTTATTTCTGGGTAGCGCGTAGCCTAGCATTTACGAAATTCTCGCCCGGTCTATACGCTAGCACGGGCGATGCGATCGACGATTATGAGGCTGATAGGCTCCCCCTGGTAAACATGCCTTTTATAGCTAGGGAGCTAACAGAAACAGAGATCGCTTTCCTGCTATCCGACGCCGCGGCCCTTTCGCTGCCGTCAGAACATTCTCAAGATATTTCCTAATTCTTGCTTGACTTACTGTATCAGTAAGGCTACTATTGTATTGTTGTGATTGAAAAATGATTTGATTTTCTTGTCTATTGAAAAGGAGCCAAAAATGTGCGATTGTAAACTTACTGAAGGCGTTGATAGCTGTATTTGTTCTATAGACGCACACAACCCACCGCTTGAACCAAAAATGAGGGACTGCCCCAACACGATCGACAAGGTCGATGTGACGAGCATGACAGATGCCGTCATTATCGCGCACGCCAAGGGCAGGTTGAGCAATGCCAACCTATTGGCCATATGTTGCGAAGCAAACGGTTGCCAGATCGATTATGATACGCTAGTCAACACGAGTAACTGCGTCAAATACCAGTGCGATAAAATAGACAAACTTGTCGCATGGAAGACAACAACCAATCTAAGTGAATCGCAGTTGGATGATTGGGACGCTGCAATGAGTGCCGGCATGGCCGACAACGACGTATATGATGGCGACTGGTGTAACGCGATAGATGATTGTTGTGAGTTAATCGCCGACTGGGGTTTTCCGGCCGAAGACCACACCTGCCTCGGCACAAAATTCGCCTCCGTTCTGGAATCGTTCGGAGGCGTCAATCAGATCGCCAAAGAGATAAAGGCGAAATCGGCCAGCCTAGAATTTTACTGCGTAGACGTCGACCTGAGCGACACCGGGTTGTGCGACATACGCCTGCGATGGCTGGGGGATCTGCTAGAGCTATATTCTGGCCCGCCTTGCTATGATCTGGACCACCGCGGGTATTGGGCTGCGTCGTCTGTAGGGGAGTGCTTTTCTGATGACGAATGCATGTTCTTGGCGGAGGATCTTGTCGATCAGATCTCCCTAGCGATCTCTAACGGGTAGGCATACATTTTTGGCTCGCCCTTTGGCCATCGGCTCGCGCCGGTGGCCTTAGGCAGTGGAAGTTTGTGTCATCGAAAATAGGAGGTATTATTATGTCCACTAGATGTTGTTTCAAATTCTCTGACGATTCTTGCGAGGTATCAGTATACAAACATTATGATGGGCATCCCATCAACGCCTACCAATGTATACTCAAGGCGATCCCATACGCTTGGCCGCTTCCGCGGTATGAGGCTTACGACTTTGCCGCCGCCTTCATCGCTGCGAACAAAATGATCGGAGGCGGGGATATATACGTCTCGTCTGGAGTGCATTGTGATCTTGATTACTGGTATAGGGTAGGCGTCGTGGCGTGCCGCGGCCTAACGGGCATCCAGTCTTTGCACGTCGAGGCTCGTAGGGATAACGAATGCGGAAGCATTATCTATGCTGGCTGCCTCGAGGAGTTCGGTAGGCTGTCAAAGAATATGGAGTAGTTATCGACACACTGAAAATTCGATGTTATTATTTGTCCACTAAATTTGGAGACCAAGATGCCAGAAGAATCTAAGACTTACGAATGTAGCGTATGCAATAGCGTTCAACTAGAAGGCGTGCCGTGCCTTTGTGCTAGCGGTGCAATATCTAGCGAGATCGACCACGGACTCCGAGGTAGATTCGCTCGCAACAACAAATACTTTCAGGTCACGCGTGAGATGGGCGGCATGGCTTTACTATATATTCACACCCGATCTTTCTACTCTATCGTAAGGCGAAGCGAGGGCGGCTCGGCTTACTATGACTTCTCCCGGCGTGTATACAGATCTTATGGCGAGGCCCTCGAGGCAATGAACCTGTGCCAAAATATAGACTGGGCTCATGACTTCCCTTTCGACTTCGATGCGGAGGTGTGCCCTAACTATCTTGGTGGGTTCTTCGACCACCTCCAGGACCTTATGCCTACAGATTGACGTCGAAATTTACCCCTATAATTATGTCCACTAAAAAGGAACGCAAAGATGAGATTTGAAAGTACCATAAAATTGTGCGATCTTCGCGATTGGTATCTCATGCAATGCGAACACCATATATACGCAGACCGTGTCGGCCTTTGGGGGAAGACGTGGATCTTATCTCGATGGAATGACGTCTCAAAATCCTGGCACAAGATACCCCTATCCAGCGGAACCGACGAGCACGGCGCATATTGCAAATCTCTCGGCATCTGCGAGGATGTGCTAGCTCTGCCTCGCAACGCAACGCAGCGCTACGTTTCTGACGTTCTGTGTGCCAAATAGATATTTCTGGCTCGTCCTTTGGCCATCGGCTCGCGCCGGTGGCCTTAGGCAGTGTAAGGTGGTTCGTACAACATGCCGCGGGCATTATTGGCGAATACCAGACATAGCAAAGGAGCGTTCAATGTCAGCCGTTATAGTCAAGCGAGTCGAGGTCATAGGTACGAATGTGGTCACCTATACTGCCTGGGAGCCTGGTAAAATGCATGGCACTCACACCCACATTACACACATAGGAGAGGATTGTTATGGGGATATTGGCTGCCGCGTATTACCTGACGCGATCCAAAGCATGCCCAGCCATAGCTCCGCCAGGGTTGCCGCCGTTCGGAAGTTCTTCGGAGACTCCTACATGGAGGCGGTCACGGAAATTATCGAAGCGTTCCCGGAGGTTGGCGAGGGTAATTGCCTGTACCATATCGGCCAGATAACTGCCTACGAGGAGACGAGGTGGTGCCTCGCAGACGGAACAAAGAAAGCATGCGTGGCTGGTGAAATTTCGGAGTAATTAATTATCCACTAAATTCTCGATGGTGAGCTGCTCCGGCTTGTGCGTGGCGAACAGTGGGCCGTCTTGGGAATCCAGGATGGCCTCTGTTATTCGGGAGATAGCGGTTTCATAATGGTGCCTGTCCTTTTCTATGCCGACGAACGATCTGCCTAGATTGACACATGCCACCCCGGTCGAGCCGCTCCCCATGAAAGGATCAAGGATCGTGTCTGATGTGTGGTTGCCTATTATTCGCTCCATCAGCCTGACTGGTTTCTGTGTTGGATGGTATTTATTGCTCGCATCGCGAGGCATCTCCCATAACGTGCATTCGTTAGATGGACCGCACCACATGAGGTTGCCGCCCTTGGCCTTGCAATACACGAGCGGTTCGTAACGGTTCTTGTATTGGGCACCCATGGCTGCGTATTTTGCGTTGGTTTTGTGCCATATGATCAAGGCGTGGACTTGTCCGTTCGCCTCGTCTATAGACTTGAACACCTCCAACGTTTTGCTGGTAGAATAGAACAAGTAGACAGGTCCTTTGCATAGGCGAAACAATGGATTCATCACCCTCGAATACACATCCTCCTTGTCACCTTCTAGTGGCCTCGTTTTTCTTTGTATTGCCACATCTCCGCTGTGGAAGTGGCCTCCCTCATATGCCACGCCGTATGGTGGATCAGAGACGACTGCCTCTATTGTGCCCTCTAGGTGCGGGAACACGTCGAAGCAGTCGGCGTGGTAAAGCCTTATCCTGTACTTGTCATCAGACCAGCTAGCATACATGGAATTTGCCCCTGATTGTATGTCCACTAAATCCTCGAACCTATTACACTTCGAACAACTTTTCTTGTTCGCCGTCCTTCGCCGACTCGACCACGGACTTGGCCAGCTCTCCATCTAAGAGTCTTACGGCAGAGAAGTATGCCGTTGTGTATATCTCGCACACTGTGCCCGGTGTCACCTCGCTATCGTTCTCGAGAATCTCAGCGAGAAGGCCATCACGCATATCCAATCTCACCATTTCCACCTTTTCTTTTGTGCTTAGATCGTTCCATTTTACAGAGTCATTTTTAGTTGTCTTGCTAGCCATCCTGGCCCTCCTTGGTTTTCGTTATAGCCTCTATTCTCTCTATTACCTCGTCTATGCTCCATGCTGCGAACGCCACCCCTCCATGGGAGCTTATCATATCCATGAATTCCCACTGGTCTTTGCTGGGCTTGTTCTTTCCGACTTTGAGCTCGATTGATAGCCATCTCCCGCCTGGCAGTATGCCCAGAATGTCGCCGGAGCCCTTCGAGCCATACCTTATCCATCCATTCCCTCTTTTGTATGCACCAGTATTGTTGCGGAAGCATGGTATTCCTACCAATCTCAACCACTGCAATGTCACTCGGACAAGATCAGATTCTTGTGTCATGCTTTTTCAATCTCCGCTACGAACACCCAGGGGTTCGTATGCCACAAGTGTTCTGGGTTATCTTGGTTCCATGTCGTGAAGTTTAAGCCATCATTTTCATGTGACGAATCTGAAAGCCTTTCAACTAGCACGCCTAGTATCTTGATTCTCAACCTTGCGTATTCAAAGGGCATACTATCTGCTGGAAGCCACTCGAACCCACTCTCTCTCAACCATTCTTCATCCGCTTTCGATGCTTTAGTTTTATAGTGAATACTCCCTATACCGTCTTCGGTATCAATCCATTCTTCTCTGATTCGTAGTACATCACCCGGCTTGCCGAAGGGGGCTGAAGGGTGGCCATGTTTCTCGATATATTCAGAAATATATCGTATTCCAACCCTACAACGATACGTCCCTACAAAGTGGCCGCCACCGTCCCATTCGTCGTCCATTACTGGCTGCGGATCAACCACTCTACGCAGTTGCGTAATCGTGCCTGATTCGATGCCGTCTCTTTCATGTTTGGTTAGGGTTAGCATTGCAACCCATCCTTTTCGTCGTATATCTGGTCTCTAACTTCGGCCCGGCATTGTGATTGGCACTTAATCTCATCGAGCAGCCTATCACACTTCCCCTCTAGCACTTCGTTGCGCAGCCTGAGGCGTTTGATTTCAACTATCAAATCTCTTATGTCGTTTTCATATCTCTCGCATAGGTTAGGCGTAGTACCTGCCCTTCTGTTCTTGGATACCATTTCGTCTAATCTTTCATCACTTAGTGGTCCAATCATATCTTGCACACCTTTATGTCTTGTCCATGCTGCACAACTTAACTTCGGAAAGTTGGCTCTTATACGCACTGGCCACTGTATTAAAATCTTTAACATTCATTAGTTTTCCTCTCTCTTTCCCACGCCATTAGCAATCGACATGCGGCGTGTAGTAGGTGGTCTTCGGTTGTGTCGCCATTGTAGTGTTTATCTAAATGGTTTTGAGCACGGAGCCTATGAGTTAACATGTCCAACTCCACCCACTGATCGCCATGCGTAACAAACCCGTTCTCCAGCAGGCAATGTACAGCATGTAACGCTAAGCCGGGCATCTGCATATCTTCTGTAGTCTTGTCAGTCATTTTGTCCTCCCCTAATTAACATACAGCGAAGGAAGGCTCTGGGTATTGAATGACGCCATCGAAGGGCCAGTCGCCTTGCACAACTCAATCGCCCGATCCAACTCATACTTCATTTCTATCAGCTTTCTACTCACCTTCTCGCGCCATATGCCCATTGCTTTTTTGAGCAAGAACGGAAACTCATCCAATTCTTCGCCCCATCGTGCCAGGATGTATTTCTCTCCATACCAGCCAGCTTTAGACCCAATCAGAACAGGGTCTTTCTCGTAGGCTTCTGGGTACATGACATACAACTCCTTGAAGTATTCGTCAGCCAGCGAGGCCACTTCCAACACACGAAGCGGAATCGGAGAATCCTTATAATCCTTAACCAGACAATGAACAGGGCATATGGTGGAATAGACCGCATGTTCCTGTTTGGTGATTTTCCGGTAAGGGAATCGAATCGTTTCGTCATCACCGCTCAAATCCTTCTGCCCATCAAGACCCAACTTTTCGATAATAGCATTAGCTTGGTCGCAATGCTCCATCGTTTCATTCGCCACTTCATCAATCGTAAATGTTTCAACTTTCATCTTTGATTCCTTTCTCGTGCCTTTAGCATGGCATCAGCCGCATGGTAAGCGTCGTGTGCATTTTCTAAAAATGTAGATTCATCGTGCAGCGGATTGGTGCATATCCCCGTCATCACAGCGGCTGCGAAGTAATCTCTTAGCGACATGCCTGGACTATGCTCGACATTCATTTTATACCCGTCGCCCTTGTCGTTGCGGACATAGTCTGCCTCAATCGGAAATGCTGGTCCACCGTCTGCTATTGCCATCTTATTCTTCTCCTAATTGTTTCTCTCTGGTCCTATTATTTCACGCCTTCCAACTGTCAAGTAATCCTTGACGGTTCGATTAGGCGTGCGGGTTACGACACCCGCGAGCGAGCCACTACACCACGCCCTGGTCATGACCAACGCCACCGAAGCCGCCTATCCCACGCCGGTTACTCATACAGTAAGTGTGGCTAGGCGGTTCGTTATTACCCGCACCAGAAATCGAACCTGAGTCATCCCGATTGCAAATCGAGACTCTGCCACTGAGCTATGCGGGCAAAATGCGGCTTATTTATCGTGGACACCGCAAAACCACGTCCTGGGAAAGGATACCTCACATTTAAAATTCCTCTGCCTGCTGAATTGCCTTCATTACTTTTTCATGTGTCGCGCCACCTTGTAACCATTCGCGAATATCATTCGTATAATGTGGGACAATCATCTTCAACCGGCATTTTGTAGCAAGTACATCTGCCAGACGTTTTGCACCAGCCATACCGGGACTGTCTCGGTCACCAATTATACAAACTTTCTGCCCGTGCCTTACAAATTCCATTAGCATATCAACGCCGCCAGTACAGCTTGGACGCCCAACCGCATCAAAACCAAGGTCAAGCGCAGCAGCAACATCGGTTGGCCCTTCACATATAAGTAGTACAGTTCTTGGCTGCTGTGCGGCCTGCCTATACAGCGGAATGAATAACCCAGTGCGACTATGTTTCCACGACCATTTGCGTGATGAGTCGATTGCGCGGATTCGAACACCAATTCGCTTCCCGTCAGCACGCTTCATCGGGAATGTCCAATTCCCTTCAAGAGTTTTTCCGACTTCCATCAGGTCAAGGCTTTCACCAGTAACGCCTAGAGACTCGCCGAATTTTTCAAGCATATTGCCGTAAATTCTATCACAGCTATGGCTTACAATTTCCTCCCAATCAAGTTCAATCCTCTGAAGCCTAGCATCCTTCGACCTGTCGATTATAGGACGAGGGAATGCAACACCTGGAAGATTCCGCCTTGTATTGTCGCTACCACCTAGCAGGTGCAGAAACCCAGCATTGCCTAAATCTTTAGTTGCACCATCTGGAGTTCTTGGGCAGATGACAGCATTACCATCAATATGCACTAAGCACCAATCTGGCTTCTTACAAATCGGACAAGGCTGTTTTTTATTAACGTGCTTCCATTCGCCTACCACCTTCGACGCCTCCACCCGTTCCGGCTTAACTCACCCATCGCTGCACCCGCCTCAGCCCTTGTCATTTCGTTTGCGTTTTCATAACCGCATGACTTCAACCTTTTAACCTGTTTGTATGTTGCCATACCAGCGTCCCTTCGACGAAACAAATCAGACAAAAGCGCGGAAGCAATTGCCTTGGTTGCCCCATTCATTTTGGATGCTTCAACTCCAAATCTTTCCAATGCCGCAATCTGCCTGGGTGTTGCTAGGCTTTGTGGATCTCTACTGCCACCAAAATCCCTGGGTGCTTCAATCGCCAACACATCAAAGGGGTTCACTTTGCCTATTCTGTATTTTGCTTGACCCTTAACAACGCTGCGGCGATTCTTTGCTTTTTCTTCTGCAATTCTCATGCGTTCTTTTTCTGCAATAATCTCGTCATTCGCATCTGCAAGCATCGTCATCATGTCGACGGCATTGCCTAGCTTCTTGGTTTTTCTTTTGGCGCGTTCAATAACATCATCATCGTAATCACCACCAAGAATATCACTCGTTGTAACTAACTTGTGTCTTCCAGAATTACCAACAAAATCGAGGATCAATGCAGACGACTTTCCACTAGACGCAATAGCGTCCTTTCGTCCTTCTGCTGTTTGTGGCCCATCCACAACTCCAGGCAACGGCCTAGTACCTCGACCTACCATCTGAGTGTATAAACTCCGCGATTTTGTCGGCCTTGCTATAGCAACAATTTCAATTGATGGCACGTCGAATCCCTCAGTGCATACCCCAACATTCACGAGAAATTGAAAGTCACCTGAATCAAACCCTTTCATTATTCCCTTTCGGGCCTCTGTCTCAGTCTTTCCGGTTACCACCATTGCCGAATTTTTCTTGTGGCGGTTGAAGATTTCGGACATTCGCTCGGCCTGCATGACTGTCACGGCAAAAACAAGCGTTTTCCTTCCAGCAGCAATTTCTATTGTTGGACCAACAACTTCATGCAGATTGTTTTCCTCGACCATTATTTCGCCGAGTTCTTTGGCATTTAAGTCGCCAGCCGTGGTCTTACATTTTGAAAAATCAAGGGATTCAACATCAACAAGCTGCTGCTCAATCGGAACAAGCCACCCGTCGGTGATTGCTTCGGTCATCGCATAGCTATAAGGTGCTTCATCAAATACCTTACCAAGTGCTGCAGTATCCGCACGATCTGGCGTAGCAGTAACACCAAGCACTTTCAAGTTGGGGTTGGTGCGATAATAATTAATCACATTACGATATGTTTTTGACGTTGCGTGATGCGCTTCATCAATGATCAGTAGAACAAATTCAAATGGATCAAACCTCTGCATTCTGCCACCAAGCCGTCCAGCGTTTTGGGTTTGAACCGATGATACTACAACATTAGATTTCTGGAATAAACTCGTTTCATTTGACCATGAATCTGCTTTTTCTAGTGAACAGTGCTCACCTGAAACGAGTTTGATTTTGCTCATCGCCTGCGATAGCAATTCATCGCGATGGGCAATCACTATAGCGCGACCCCCTTTTTTTATCATCTGATCTAATACATGCGAAAATACGATCGTCTTCCCGCAGCCAGTCGGCATAACTATGAGTGCTGCAGGTGTCCCGCGATCATAGCATTCTAAAGTTTTATCTATTGCATCCTGCTGATAAGGTCGTGGTTTCATGCCATTGCTCTCCCGCTGCATCAATTTTCATTTTTGTCAACCATCCCTGTTTGTTGCAAGCCTTGCAGCCATCCTGGCCGCAATATGGGCAAGGACCGTACGGCATTGCAATTCTGATATTGCCACGCACGTTTTTCAAATCAATGTCGAGTCGATTCCAATTTATATGTGCACCAAGCGGGCTTTCGCATAGCACTTTGGCCAGTGCCTTCGCTTTGGCAATGTGAGATAGTATTTCATTAAACTTTGTCTTATTATTGATCGCTTCTGCCACCCACTCAGATAGCTCGCCCTTTTTGAGCAGCTTCAGCCGTGGCCTTTCCTGTTTCCCCGAAGGTTTTTGATCATTAATTTTTCTGACAACACTTTTGACCAGCTGACCAGTAACCTGCGGCTTACCGTTTTTTTGTGGTGCAACCTCAACAACCGCCTTCCACGCTTCAGCTTGCTTAGCTGCCGGCAACTTTGCGAGTTCTCTTGCCTGTCTTTCATTGGGTTCTGGCGCATTTGGTAACCCATGGGTTACTTTTTGCGAACTCGCAACCTGTTTAATCACGTCGAAAGCCTTAATTTTTCGGTAAACATGTTGTTTGGTCATGTGCCATTTTTGCGTACAGTATTGGTCAAACGTGTTGAATTCATCCTTATATAGTCCTTTTTGCTTAATCACTGTGAGCGCGCCCGCAACATCCATAAATCCAGACAATCCAACGTCTATAATTTTTTCAAGTGCAGCTTTTTCCTGTGCTTTTTCGATTGAAAATATCTTCATTTGATCGTACTCCTTTAATTTGTGGGCGCAGCCCGGCTTATATCCGTGCATACCTCCCTAGCTGGGGGCATCCTTCCTGGTCCGCAGGAAGCACAGATTTTTCAAACTAATCTACAAGATAGCCAACTGGCGATTGTTCCCTTGCAGCATACGGGCGTTTGCCTTTTCGTTGCTGCTGCTGATTATGCACGTCGCAAGTTGTCGCCGGGTAGACAGTGCTTGCTCTATTTTGGGTTGCCCCGCGATGCTAGCTATGGCAAGAATTCCGCTAATTCTTGCCTCGCTGGGACTTATTTCTGGTGATCGCCTCACCGAATCACGACATTTGGCCTTGGGCAATACCGCCTGTACCTTGGGGAACGTGATCAAAGACCGTATCTTGCAGCTATATTTAATAATCATAATCAAGTACAAAACAGATGAGTGTGCCGGAAGAACACCGCATTAGGACACTCGCTATCTTTTCGGCTCTGTCTTCAAATGTTATTTTTTCTTTCATCTCGGATTGGCCGCCTTTTTTGCATGAAGTTTTTTCCTGTCAATAACAATACTTCTGTCAGCATTGAACGCAAGTTTAACAGCTTGTCTACTTATGTCATACTCGACAAACACAACCTCAACAAGTTCACCTGCTGGCGTCGTTATAATAATCGAATCATTTCGTCTAATACTCAGTACAAGCATTTCAATCCTTTCAAAAAAATAGAGCGTGCGGGAGTCGAACCCGCAACGAATCAGGGTAACTAATGATTCGCTTGCCACGCACCTGCTCGCGGACAGATGCCATCGCCCCACGGCATCAACCTGTCGGGGCTTCTACCTCCTGCCCGGTCGTCATTCCGGAGTCGATGCCAAGGTTTTCATTCGGCGCATTGAAACACTCTGGATTATCCAAATCAAAATCTTTTTGTGCATAACTCGTCGGTGACAATCCACGAGCTAAGAATTTTATAGCACGTTTGTATGATGATGGTGATAAGTCAATATAGTCGCATTTCATCATATTGAATTCATCTTCTTCTGGTCCGCAAACCTCATCGATTTTGAATCTGTATCGCTTGACATTTTTGGTCGATTTCGACACATCACATTGCCTTACTTCAATTTGCGACATCAACTTTTTCATCCTTTCTTGTTTTGATTTCGTCCATAATCATATCAAGGTCTGGCTGACTGCACTGGCTGATTTCCTCTGCTTCTTGGAGGTTGAATTGCTTCAAGATTTCTGCAATCATTTCTCCAGGCAAATCAATCAGCGCAGTATAAACATCTTCGTGAACAATTGTTGGCTTTACAGGTTTTTTTGATTTTTTCTTTTTAGCAATCTTATCGGATAGTGGCTGACGATCAGTAGAAGCCTTTGGAAATGCTTCAGACATTGTTTGCGATCCTTCCTTGATTGCAGTTGCCGTACCATGCAATTTTTCAAGGTCGCTAAGTGTTACGTCCTCAATTGATTTTCTGCCGATGGCTCGAAGTATGTCAGTCTGAGCAGCACCCTGCTTTACCAGATATGCAATTAACGCAAGCCTACGCTCGCTCAATGTTTTCAGTGTGCCGCAAACCATATCCCTGGCCGCATTGTACGCACCCTGCCAGTACATTCGGGGGATGACTTTAAATATAGCGTTACGCAATGCGATCGCAGCCGCAGCATTCGCTGTGACGTTTATCATGTCTGCGCTAAATCTGTGTCCGTTTTTAGTTACTATCGATCTTCTGACTTCGCAGCTATGTTGAACGTTGTTTTCCAGGTCGTAACAAACACCTTGTGCCAAAACAAAATCGTGCCCGATCTCGATGACTCTCGATCCAGATTGAATGTTCTGATATGTCGATGCGGCAACTTCAGCCATTCGAATCGATCCGCCGCTTATTGGCTCACCTGCTCTGGGGATCGAGTACATCATTGACGCCGCAGCCTCTTTGTCGATAGTTGCCATTGCGGCCATCTTATCCATGCAGGTCGCAAGGTCTCTTGGATACTGCTTCGCTGTCGTTATACGCGAATCTGTGTCTGCCCTAGTGATTGCCTGTATTGCGTTCTGTGGCATAATTTCATCCATTATAGTTTTTCTTCCTTGGTTAGCCTCATCTGTTCTTTTTGTACGGCTTTAGCTGACTTGATTCTTAGCACTCGGAACCGCGATTCTGCGTGATATTTGATTGCTAGTGAGTCATATAATTCGGGCTCTTTTAGTTTCAATTTTTTTAGGTCAACGCTGTCCCTGATCGTCTCCATATATGTTAGGCGTTCACCGCTTGGCAATTCAACGGCTTCAGCATCACCAAAGAATTGTATTATTTTAGAATTGTAGCTATCCGTAACAGTTGTGACAGCTTTTTCATTCTGCTTACCTAACATCCTCTTTTCCCACCACTCTGCCACGTCATCATTGCCCTTGATAATCTTGTTAGGAACTCTGATAACCCGTTTTAGTGATTCTTTCGACGCTAATGATTCTGTTGGGGGGCATTGAGGAACAACGTGTTCGTCCCAAAACTCGACCGCTTTTTCGCAAATAAAATCAGCAGTCTCTCTGTCGAAGGGGATTTTGAATCCAACAATTCCTCGGCCACCAATAAGTGCATACAGGTGACAAAATTCCGGGTAACCAATCATGCCGGCAGGATTGGCCGTAAGACCAAGCATGTGACCATGACATTGTATGTTATAAGCATCAGGTACATCACCGCTGCCAGCTTCTCCCCAGTCATCAGTGTTGGCAAAATTCGACATGACTGCTACGGCTTTAATCTCTAACGGTTTGCCAGTAGCATTAACGATACCATCAATATTGACCGCAATATGAGTGCCATGCACGCGACGTCTCTGATTGCGAGTTACTTTTCCTATCTCTGTTTCAGCGTACGAAATTATGCCCTCTTCGAGGTGGGTGCCAATCTTCATGGCTGCATTTTCAATGTTTTTCATCTTATGGATTTTGCTGAGATATACATCATGCGGGCTTCGGTACTTATCAAACCCGCAAACAGCAGCAAGGTCGCTACTACCTATAAAATTCCTTCGTTGTTCAAGCTGGTGTTCTGTGATTCCCATTTTCGGATTCCTTTCAAAATGACTTATGAAGAAAGATGGCTGGGACTGGCCAGTCAAGTAACCAGCCCAGCCGAAGGGAAGGAACTTATTCAGTAAAGTATTTTGCAAGGATTGCAACTATCGCAATGAAAATGCTTGCAAAAACAGAAAAGCGCATCGCAGCAAAAAATGACCAAGTGTTCAAATCTTCCTCGCTTAGGTTGCCGCTGGTTGTGCCAACAACAGGAGTGTCTGATTCACCTCGAAGATGACGAATGTGAGCGTCCCATGCTCTCTGTTGTTTTTCCCTCGCAATAATCTGCGTGCGAGTCAACCATACGTTTTCCGGAGGCATTGGATTGCCTCTGGTCATAGTTTCATTTTCTGGTGGAGCTGGCGGATTTGGTTTTCGATTGTTGATCATTTTGTCCTCCTTGATTTAGTAACCCATGGGTTACTTTTTTGACTATAAAGCGTGCAGCCCCAGTGACCGCAGCCAGCTCGATAGGGTTTTCCCTGATTTTTTGGCTGCTCTGCCAAATTTCTTTCGCTCATCAGCATTGACTTTGATCGAAATAACAGTCTGCCGTGGCTTCCCAGGCGTTTCACCATAATTTCGCTTGTTTTGTTTTTTCGTTTGCATGACTTTATCACATTACACCACAAGTATTACCTTGTAAACCCCTTTGATAGATTATTTTTTGCCACCTCTCTGCGCCTGTCAAGCTCGTCCGTAAGGACATCTCGGTATCTTACCGCCTTGATGATCTGTTTTGATGTACGAGACGGTGCTGTTGTAAGCCATGATCGCACCTGTTCTAACCTATAAACGATTGATACCTCAGCCAGCTCCCTTGCTCTTGTTTTTGTGATCTGGTGCTTCATGATTGATTCCTTCCCATGGCTAATCCCATCCGATAAGCATGGTGTAACAGATGTGATTGGTGCAACATTTCTTGCCGTTCATCGTGAATCTTTTTGGTAGTGAAAATCTCTTTTCCTTTTTTGTCAACCAGTACAATTCTCATCGGAGTCCTTTCTAATGCACTAGCCCCATTATAAGGCATTCATCCAGGCCGTAGACTGATCTTTCACCACAAGATTCGCATTTACATTCTCTTGCATCAGGTTCGCAGCAGCACTGAAAATCTCCGCAGTCAGTACAGAACCCCATGTTCTCGTCCAACATTTCTTCGTATTCCTCAATTGTAAATGAATGCTTCGTTGTCATTTTCTGATTCCTTTAAGTTACTGTCTGTTGTTCCCTCATCTGCTATAACTATACACTAAAGGTAATACCATCGCAATGGTTTTATAAAAGTTTTTTTATAACGGCTGTTCTATGGTGCTATGCGGTGTTCTGCGCACAAAAAAACTCTGTGAATCCGTTCACAGAGCTTTATATGTATATGCGGTCGAGCATCATTTCGTGCATCAGTCTGAAACTCGACCGCAATCAATCAGGAGGCTTTATCTTTTTATGCTTCCCTTTGGCTGTATCAATCATCCATCGAAATGATTTGAAATTGTGGCCTATAATATAGGCGGCGTGTGGACCGAATACCAACGCAAGGATGATCCAGAAGTATTGGGTTGCCAATGCTATGGCAACATCACTATCGACAACCATGTCACCCTGTACTTTTTTTATATCACGACCAAGTCGAAACGGCGTCCTATTCGATACCGTGCAAGAAATTAGCATACAAAGGCATATGATTATTGCTGCCAACATCATGCCAACAATTACTGCATCTTTTTTTCTTATCCTAAAATAATCCAAATGACTACCTCCCATTACGGATTAGGTGCTTCAAGTGCATCAACCTTGAGCGATGATCCTGCTGATGCAGTCTTACCAGTTTTGTCTCCATCGACGAGAGTTTGGACATATAAGTATGTTTTCGTTGCGACACCAACCCGAACTTCTCCTGCACCGCTGACGTTTCCTAATCCCGCGCAGCCGGTAGGTGCTAAGCAGGCAATTGCCACCAGCACCAACATTTTTGACCATCTGTTTTTTTGATCCATAACATTTTCCTTTTGTTTGTGCAATCCTTAAAACTGCTGTCACATCATTTTTGTAAATGATGCAATAGCGACTAACGTAGTAATAGACCCCATTGCCGCACCAAAACATGCAGAAAACCCAGCAGCGAAAATGACTTTGTTTTCCAGCGCCCTTACTCGACTGAAAAGCTCTTTCATGTTTTTCGAAGCCTCCCTATGTTGGTTTTCGTGGCCTATTATCCATTCAGTGATTTCACTCAAATTCTTAGCCAATACGCACCACCCCTCTACTAATTCTAAGACACCTGCAAAACTTCAACAGTATACTTATTGTGCGACGGCTTTGTTGTGTTTGTTATTGCCACGTGATTGCTTCCAGTATATTTTCCACCTAATTGAGTAAACGTTGTAATCGTCTTAGCAACTGAATCGACCGTCGTATCTACTTCACCTCCGTTCTGTGTCAGCAGGTCTATAATAGGTGATGCACCATTGCTATGCCCAATGTTTGCTACTCCACCATTAACGACAATCGAATCAACATTGAAAACTCCAGATGTGTTGCAAGTGCCGCCATTCAGCTCCATAGTAAGTGCTGCAGTAGTTGTGTCGAAATGTACAAGTCCGGCGTTCTGCCTGAATAGTGTGACATCAGAGCTAGAATCTAAAAACACTTCAACATTGGTTGCTGACGGTTCAACAATCAAATTTGCAATAATAGCTCCAGCACCCGGCCCCGATTGCCGACTCCCAATTTCGATAGACGAACCACCAAGAATGTAACAGTTTGGAGTTCCACCCCAAGGAAAATACAAATTAAGTGGGCTTCGTCCCGCATCAATTCCAACTGAAGCCGTATCGTAAACTATAATGTCACCCCTAACAGTGAGCCGAATTCTACCAGAGCCATATTGTGCTGTCGGCCCCGATCTTGCACCAACATAAGTAGTGCCTGAAACGCCAGAACTAAATCTAGTTGGCCGATATTCTGGGGCGTTCAGATCAACGCTTATTCCGTCCGAAGAATATGCAAACCCGTCTGGATTCAATCCTAGCATTCCAGTGAATGATTGTTCGATATGGCAATTGACGTTTGTTAACGCACTGAGTGATCCAAAATTGAAACAGCAGCCTATTGAGGAATTCAAAAAGTAATAATCTGAACCGCTAATAGGGGCTCTACTGTCTCCTGTTTCATCTATCCAATTATCATCGTTGTCTGCAAAGTTCGGCCCCGTTGCAACAGTCGTGTGTACTATTACTAAAGTCTGATTATCAGTAGCACCTCCATTGACTGCTGTTGCAAAGACATTAAATGGCCATCCAGCAACGTCAGCAGTAAGCGTCATTGATGTAGTCAGGTCGCTAGCTGTTATATATTTTGCATAGGGATGTTCTTGTAAATTCCACGCATCAACAAGTCCGGCAGTCACATCTGCAACAGTTGCTACAGCTGCCGTGTATGATGCCATGACTATATTATTGACTACAATTTCAAATATGTCGCCAACTTCTACATTTGCTGGGGTCAAGGTGTCTAGCTGAGCCACTGCCAGCGCCCGAGGATTCCAATAAAAATCTGTAGCCATTTTTTTTCTCCTATTCGCTTCCGAATTTTCTTAACGGACAAGCAAAAGTTTTCAGCCGAAGCCGCCAGGCAAGCGACGATGCCGACCAGTTCCCGCAGTTGCATTTCACGCCCCTACAATAATCTCTGCCGTCACTGCGACGTTCATGCCAAGGACATGAAGCATTGCACACTTTTAGTCTTTTGGCAAGAATCTTTTTTCGTACTAAACCTCGTCGGTGTGCGGAAGCAAACGATCGAACTTTGACGTATGATGCCATATTCCAAGTCACGATGACTGCTGCAATTTGAAGCATATTATGCATGGCGCGAATAATCGAAGCTGCTAGCCTTGCAAGCCATTTTGCTGCACGCATATCCCATGTCGGAAAACATCCAATATCTGCTGTCACAGTTGGAGGCATTTGTCTCCGCTGTTCTTTTTTCAATCTTATGACGCTTGGATGTTGTTTAATCATGGCGTATCAAAATCCAATACTAGCGAACCTCCGTAGACGGTTGCTGCACTAGGGATCAGTCCGGCTTCGTACCTACCCTGTTCATAGGGCCAGCCTGGAATAACAAATGGTGACAAACTGTTGCGTAGTTGGTCGCATAGCGTTGAAAGAGTTGAACTTAATTTCCCGATGGGAGCTGTTTTGTTTGCTTCACCGCGATAGCCCCACCAATCAACTTGTGTAATACGATCAAGCGGGAATACTACGCCAGTATCAGGATCATATACATCAATCACTTCAACTATCTCTGTCGGATCTCCATTTATTTCCTGCACGAATGTCCCAATTTCAAGATTGGCATCGGCATGGACTAATTCTAGTTTTATAACTCGGTTATATTCAGCATGGTCTCTTGGAAGCCACGATTTAGTATATGAAGGAATGACGCCTTTATTTTTCAGCTCAACTCGCATAGCCGTTTTGATTTCGATTCGAACTCTTGCGTGTGGATAGATTTTGTACATGGCATCACGAATTTCAGGTGCCGGGATCGCCCCTTCTTGGTATTCGTCAACCATTTGTGCTTGCATACGCATCCCTATGTTCACTTTTGTAATCATGTGCTTGACAACAACTTCTGCACCTGAATTTCTTAGTCTGCCGGCATAAGTGTATGCATCGGGTATTTCAAAACTTTGAAGCCCAGCAGAATCCCAACCCCTTGCCCATTGGTCAATCTTTCCGTTAGCTGCTTCACCTGATGTAGCTCTACCAACATGATCTAATTGGAAAAAATTTGTCCTTACAAATGGCGAGTTGCTTACAAAGAAATTGAAGAACTTTAGCTTGTCCAATGCTTTGTTTTTTGCACTGATAACAGCCTGTTCCATCAGAGGCAAATCGGGGCGAGAAACAAGATGCGTCGTGTTCGATGCCTTCCCATTTAATACCAGCCATACAAAATTATAGCTTTGGGCTTCAATGCCAACATAGTTACCGCCAGGGGTGACAAGGTCATCACACGTTTGTCGCGTGGGCACAACACCGACGCAGGGTATGAACGCATTATTGTTGCAAACACCTGTACGAATAAAAATCGGCGAGAAAAATGTTGAAGGACCGGATGATAGCAAAATAATGTTGACATCAATATTATCAATCAATCGGCAAGTAAGCCTGTGCTTATTGAACGTCGATGCTGTACCGCCGCCCCAATTCATTCCTGAGAAAAAATTTGTGTCAGGATGTAATCCGTAAACTTTTTCAAGGCTTCCTGCTTCTCCAGTTTCCTCTGCATCAGAATGTACGCACGGTGCTGGGCCTAAGCCTGGAGGCGGGTATCCATCGCAAATGCTGCGGTTGTAACACTCCAGCCCCCTATTAGTCCACATCACGCCACGAATCCACGTAGACGTCCGTGGCAGCCTTCTAACATTGCTCAATGTGTTTACATCCAAACCTGGACGAATCGACCTAACGGACCCCATAAGTCCATTAGCTAGTCTATATTGTATATTGGTGCTTGGATCAATCGCTGCCTTCAGCCATCGTGAACCATTGATTCGTGAATACACAAAAGAATTATCTGGACACGGCACGCAAACAATATCGCATCCACATTCGAGCAAACCTATTACTGCTGATTGACCAACAAAAAGCAAATTAGATTCATAATTGCTACATATTGTTGAAGCATCAACCGTCGGGTTACACGTCATTATTTATGCCGCCGAATCGCAAAGTGTTGCCTCTGATTCATAAATGGCTTCGATCCAATATGGGGCGTGGTACGTCCCAAGCCTTACCGCATATCCTTGATCCACTATGTTTTTGATTTTATTGCCGTAAGCTATTCTCTCAGCATCAATCTGTTCTTGAGTTTGATTAGTCAACGGCGCGTCTGGCACAAAATTTTGAATCATTGCTCTAGCATAATGGCTTTGCCTAAAAGATACATCAGATGATACAGGACTTGATTCGTATTCAAGTCTTGCGTAACCATCTGCCCCCATAACCCGTTTTGCATAGAAATTTTGGTTCGGTTCAAACTCATTCAACTGTTCAACCCTGCGGCATGGCATTACCGTATAATGAACAGCATAGCCAGGAACCCAGCCAGTCGGCATAGCTGACAAATGCTCATCTGGAACATTCGTTGTTTTAGCAAAAAGCACATTTGCCTTGAGGTCTTCAGTCCAAAGCGAAACATCAACTGGCGTTGATATAATTGCGCCTGCATTGTATTCGATTTGTATTCGTACTTGATTCCAATTTGTACCAGCCGATCCGCAAGCCATCCCCAGGGGTGGAACACCACCTATTGGCGGGTAATAACTAAGCGGGCTTTGTATCACAGTCAGAATCGGAGTTCCAACAATCGGTTCGCCTACAGCTGATGTTCTCGCATCCTCAACATACTTATTCCAGAGGGGTATTGGTATACCCATATTCTGCTGTGTTTCGCTACCGCATCCAGCAATCGGCAAATTATGAAAGAACTTCCCTATGAATGCGCCCTTTCCCGGTATGTGCATGTTCACCCACACATCAACATACCATTCAGGGCGACCGATATTTGCATGAGTCAGGACTGTTATTGTCACGGCTTCGGTTGCCAAGTTTGCATTTGGTATTGGGTACTGAGGAATGGCCCCGCCAAATTGAAAAAGTGCGGTCTTCCACGGCGTCTGATAGATGAATTGTGCAACCTGATCGTCCGTTGTTTCGGGAAGCCTATCAAGTTGAACATTTTCGCAAGGGCTTGGCATGAAAACTATCCTGCATCACTTAGTACGGCTGTGGATGGTGGTTCAACAACAACTTCCTTGAATAGCTGCCAAACATACCAAGCACCATTCACGCTTGCCAGCGGAAGGATTTTTAGTTCTTCTACTTGCGGATCAACATTGGAAACAAAACATGAATAATCGCCAGCTTTCATGCCCGGCATTACAAGCGCATCAAGAAGTTCTGGACTCAATGCATAACTGCCCTCAGTCCCGCTGATAAGCTGGACACTTACCATTTTCCCGTCCACTGGCGTGACTGATCGAACAACACACCAGACAAAAGTTTTTGATGGTGATGCTTTTTGGAATATCTGTCCAGGTGTAGATGAATGCGGGCCAAGCTGCTTAATCGCGTTAACTATCTGATTCAACTGTACAGCAGTCAGCACATCGCCCCTAACGAATTCGTTAGGAACAACCACTTGTGTTTTTTCACCCGTCATTGTGGTAACAATCCCGGTATGCTGTTGAAGTCTTTTTCTCTATATAATTGGAAATGGTTTTTGCCTGCACCCATTACCAATCCATCGCGGATTTCTCCATCTTTCAGCATGACCAAAAAAGCATCCCATCCACCAAAAGTTACACCATCAACAGTCTTTGGTTCTGCAAACTGGAAGGCATATCTGACATCCCATATATCATCGATGACTGCCAGCCTTGATCCTGAAATTCCATTGCACCGCCAACTGTGTTTTTGTGTCGGTCCAGTATCCCAGGGTACAGATCCGCTGTTGATAGTATTTGTATAAATTCTGCTTTTGTTTCCCGGCGAACCAACCTCCTTCTGCGATAATGTTATTACTTGCATTGCTAATCCGACCTGCGCGGATCCATAGTATTTTTCAGTGTCAACTGCGGGGAATGGAGGGAATTCTTGTTCGAGCAATAGCATATTACCATTGACATCAATATTGGTTTGCACTGATTGGACTGTTGAACTTAAATCTATTTTTGCTGATTCAGTTCTAGTTATTTCTGTATTCGTATGTGTTGGTACGCCGTATGAAACAACAATTGTTGCAACGCTGTCATCTATAAGCGTGGCCTGTCTTCTTATCACGACAATCCCGCCGCCTGGGTGCTTACTTCCTAATTTTGGTATCCCCGCCGCAAAAAGTGCCTCCTTTTTAGCGAGAAGCGGGTCGATATTCGTAAGCCCAGTAACCGTGTATTCAATAGAATCTGTAAGCCCGTCCGATGTTTCAACTATTGAACCAGTCAATCCCGTGTGTCTTATAACAGTTGCCATTTTTTATCCTATGAATGATAAGGATGCTGGTATCCCTAGCAGAGCTATAACCTCATCCATTTTTTTGTTTGTAAGTTTATTTTCAGGATCAGAAACCTTTTGCACGTCTTTTGTTTTGTTGCTGAATGATGTGCTTATTAGATTTGGATTGATTTCTCTTGCACCTAGCTTTGCTGCTGCTGCCGCAGCAGGCGATTTAGGTCCAAACTTCCCCTTCAGCAGGTCGATCGCCTTGCTTCTCTGAGAAACGCTTATAAGTCCAGCATTGAATGCCTTATTGATGTCCTGCATTTTTTCGACAAATTTCTCCATAGGTGATTTCACACTATCAACAATGCCTTTGGCCATCGATCTTAATGCTTTATCAATTTTCTTTACTACAGGGATCACTTTGGAAAGTTTGTCTTCAACATTCTTTTCAACAGATTTGCCTGCCAGCTCCGCAGCATCTTGAATCTCAGTGACGAACTTACTAATTGCTTTTGAATTTTTCCCATCCAGCGCGTTACCAAATGCCTCGCCAGCTTTGGCGAATGATTTTTCAGCTTCCAAAACAAGACCGTCATTGAAGTTGCTAACGCTCTGCTCAAGTCCGCTGTTTATACTTAAAATAGATAACAGACGATCCACTTCTTTGGCTAAAACCTGGACGACTAAACCGATTCCAAGTATGGCAATAGTTGCAGTACCCTTCAATGCAAAAAACCCAGCCTTCAAAACCTCAAATGTGTCAGCTAATCTCCCCATAACTTTCAGCACGAAACCAAAACCCGCTATTATTTTTTTGGTTGCCCCGCCACCGGACAAGGAAAAGGCAACCATTTTGTCCGCAGCTAATTGTATGAATGGTGCAAGTTTGACTGAAAATTGTCGAGCAAGACCAACGCTGATTTTCCCTAGACGATTCATAGAATCGTTCGCGGCTTCTATCTTTGCTGAGTCAACACGGCTAACTGCTAAGCCCATAAGTTTGGCTTCTTCTTTGAATGCAAGTATCCCTTTGCTTCCAAGTGCTAACGTATTGGTCAATTTGATTCCAGACTTGCCGAAAATTGCAAACGCAGCATTAGTTCGTTCCGAATCAGTTCCGAGCTTATTGATTGCATCTGCTATTGTGCCGAACGCTTCTGCTCCACCAGAATTGGCGAGGTCAACAGCAGACAATCCTAAATCGGATAGTGTCTGTTTTGCTGCACCTGTTCCACCGACTACTGCACCAATTCTTTTGACCATTTTTTCCAGAGAATCGTTCATCATTTGAACGCTCACGCCAGTAATCTCGGCCGCCAACTGAAACCCAGCGATATCTTCCGTGCTTATACCAATTGAATCCGACAACTTAGCCATACTATCAATAGCAGTAAATGCTTGCTTCGTTAGAATTGAAACCCCTGCAAGCGCTGCTGCACCGAGGCCAATACCAAATGTGGACACCTGCTTCCCGATCTTAGTTATACTTCGACCGAAAGACTTCAGGGTTTTTTTGGCGCGGAGAAGCCCGCTACTAAACTTTTTCGTATTGGCTGTAACGCTTACCGATAAACGTGCAACAGTTGCCATTATTTTCCCCTTACCGCTATCTTCTTTAGTGCATCAAAGACCCCTCGCATGGCAATAGGGTTTTGTGCTTGATGCACTTTTTTGTTGCCGTAGTCAGCCATGTAATCCTCCACTTTTGCACTATTGCTGCCTGCGGCCCTTGCAATCATACACATCAGCTCCGCATGGCGAACATCTTCTCTTGGACAAAAGAATAGTCCCATTTTCCATGCTACAATCCATTCGCGGAACTCAACAGCATTGATTTTTTGCTGACATTCCGAAAGAGACATACCTAGATTGATAGCAAGCCTGAACCAGAATTGTCGTTCAGGCTTGCTAGCTAGTTTTTTTCAATATCACCTAACTCATCATCATCTAAGCCATTGATCGCAATTGCAGCTTTAAGTATTCGATCTAGCGTTACGCCAGATTTGCAACTTAAAAGGCTGGCCTGCGAATCCTTAAAAATTCGCTTACCGTCAATATCGCAGAGCGACCAGCACGCCAAGGTTGACCTCATATTTTTTCTTGAACCATTGCAAAGAACTTCAAACTGATCTCGCTGTCCACCTGTTAGCGTTTTCATGAAGAAGTCACCATCCCATTCGGGGATGTCAATTGGTTCAAGTCTGATATCATCTAGACCTAAAATTGTTTCCGCGTCAGGCTTCGCCATAACATTCCTTTCAAAAAAAATCTAACACTAGCAGAAAGTAACCCATGGGTTACTTTTTTATGCTGACCCTGTGATCACTGGTGGGCCAGACAGCTTGAATGTTGCAGAAAATGTCATTTCTGTATCCATCGCTGCATCAACATCGTAAGACGTGAAAATACCTGGACAGACAAGCGTATCGAATCCGCCAGAACCATCTGGAAGCGATAGCGTAATTGATTCAATCGAATTCGCAGCCATGTCCGTATACGCATCATCGCCTGTCGTGATGCTTGTCAAATCGTATAGACCCTCTATCGAAATTTCGCCTGGATCAACTTTTGTTGCACCAAGAAACGTCTTGGCAGCACCGGAGCTCATTGACGAAATGTCGATAACTTCCCGGTTCATCCCCGACCATTTGACGCTACGCAATTGACCTGCCCACGACGTTTCATAAGCAGTTGTCCCGAATACTACTGTCGCTAACGATCCAATATCTGCTGGCATGACTGTCTCCCTTTATGGACTTGGCGCGCTCTGTGCGTGCCATACTGTAAAATCTAATCTGGCTCTATGGATACTATTCTGCTTCCCCAGTGATTCTGGTTCATGGGTATCTACTGTTCTCAGCCATCGAATCAAGTTGAAGTATATTGTGCTCAATGTTCCGTTATATGTATCAAGTGATTTGCGGATAGTTTCAGCGATCGTATGTGCACTGTTTTGTTTTTTTGCCCAGCAGTCAATCTGTAAATTCATTTCTGCAAATCCTGTGGAACCAGCCATCGTGTGAATGCCATCAAGACCGATCCGGTTCATTGTAACTCTTGGCCATCCTTTCCCGGATGGTGTTACGCCAATATGTATTCTGGTGCCCGTGAGTGCAATTACATTCGCATCTGCAAGCAACTTAGTTCGTATTGCCGCTATAGCACTCACTTCTTTTTCGCCTCCGCTTCAATTCCATTTTTCAATTCATTGATGAGTTTATTTTTTGCAACACTTTTCCATGACTCATCGGATGCGGTTTTAATGAACGGCCTGGGCGCGACACCATTATGACCATATTCAAGTGCCGCAGGCCAAAACATTTTGTCTTTTTTCCCATCATCCAATCCCAAATCAGAGCGTTCAGGCAATTTCAATCCAAGAGAAACTATCGTTCTTGTTTTTTTTCTAACAGTAATTCTTGCTCGCTTCATAAGAGCTTTAAGATTGCCAGTATCAACGGGCACCGCTGCATGCACCGCCTTGTTGATTAGCCGCAACGTTTTTCTTATTGATTTGGAATAGATTTTTCTCTGTGCTTTTTCAGGCAGCCTTTCAAATAGCCTAGTAAGTTCTCTGTCGCCTAACATAGTTACATCTAGTGGCATTAGACTGTCCCGCTCGTGACGCTTGTAGTGTTCTCTTGACACATCAGCAGCAACATCTTGCTGCGTTCATCATCATTAATGATTGACTTAATGTTGAGATACCTTGTTTTTGTCCCTATAACAATTTTCAGCCTGTGGTCCGTTTCGATGTCTGGCGTAAATCGCATCGTCACGGCATGGGTAACTTCGCTGTTGTTTCGCTCTGCTGTTATTTTTTCCGTTGATGTCAAGCCTCGCACATAGGCTTTAACAACTTTATGCTTGACGAAAGTTATATCGACTTCGCCATTTGCATCCTCATCAGTCAATACTTTTTGGATTTCAACTGATGTCCGTAATTTGCCTGTGTCAATCACTTCTTTGCCGCCTTTATTGCTTGATACAAATCAATTATCTGATCCTGGAATTCTTGTCTTTCCTCTGTGTTCGGATACTGATTTAGAATTTTTACTGCCACATCAAGAACATCAATTGCATATCTTACAACCGTGGGCTTTTTAATCTGCCTTGTTCTCGTGATAACTTTGTTCATATCAATCAATCCAAATTGATCTAGCAGCAGTCAGCAAAGAATCAACAGCCATCGGAACCTCTATCATCGCACCAGCAGTCACGGCATCCGGATGTTCGAACCAGTGATTGACTAGCATTAAGATTGCCGCAGTGATTTTTGCTGGTAACAATTGGATGTTATTCGGCAAATCCGCAGTCAGCGAATAACCAGCAACAATCCGAATCACAACGGCATCCATTTCAGACCTAACTCCAGGGAACGATTCACCAAATGCGGGAGTTATTCTTGCTGGCATTGAAGTCAAATCTGTCTTGTAATTAGTGGAAGGCCATGTCTGCTGGACACCAGATGTATCAGTATATTTGATTGATGTAACAGACTGGATCGGTGACAGCTCCACGGGAAGCAGGATTGTCCCCCCAATAGGGAACCAATCCTGCTTATAATCCCACGTCGAAGTCATTAGCACATGATTCGTAGCGACCTCAGCATACTCTCTTGCAGCCATTATCAAATATGCTATTCGTGAATCCTCATCGGATTCAGTATATCGCAAATTGTCTTTAGCCTGCTGAATGCTGACAGGTTCCTCAATGGCCGCCGTGAACAGTGCTTTACTCATAGCTCACCTTGCTTCGCTTTCAGGCTTGGTCGCAGTACGCGAAGCCTTAGTTTTCTTTGATGCATTTTCAGGCGTAGCCTTTTTGACGATCCCAGCATCAATCATGCCTTGTACACCATCATCTGGCACGTCAATAATATCGCCCACATTGTGGCTAACCCGTCCACACATACTCTGCAAAACTTCACACTTCATAACATCACGCCCCTTTCAAAAGTTGCATCCTAATCTGGCAGTCGTTTGACTAACAAAAACTAGGCAGCAGCTAACGCGAGGTGAACTATTGGATTAGTACCCGCATCAAGCAAGTCGGCATCATGTCGAGAAAATGCAACGAATCCTTCCTGATCTTGTCCGGCATAAAGTTCGACCAATCGTTTCAGCCTGATGTTAGTTACATCACGAACCTTATACTTTTTGAAGTCGCCAAAAAGTATAATTTTTTGATTGATTGCAAACGTACTTGCCATTTGCTGATTGATCGTAACAGGTTTTCCGAAAAGCATATCAGGAGAACCTGTTTGCATACCGGGCTGCCACAAATACTGATTGGTTGTATCCTTCAATTTTCGGACAGCAGCAAGAATTGAATCATGCAACATGAACCTTGCATTTTTCCGGTATGCTGGATCAAGCGAATGAAACAAGTCCATGATCTCATCTGAAGTTGTTGAACCTGCACCAGCCACAGCACCGAGTTTGCCAAGAGCTGAAGCCACAACAACACCCCTTGGCCTAGCAGTACCGCTGCCTGTCGTGTATTCGACATTCAATGCTCTTGCAATTCGTTCTCCAAGCATTCGACCAAGTTCAGAAACAATATTAAACGCAGTATCTTCAAGAAGTTCGGCGGAAACCTTTACAAGTTTGCTGGTAAACTTGTAAGCATTAAGAACCATTGCAGCTGTTGCTACGCCCTGTTCTGTTGCTGTTCCACTTTCAGCAAGCAACGCTCCTATGTTGCCTGTGTCATTGCTATGCGGCCAAGGAAGGTCATTCCCTGAACTTGTTCTGATGACATCAGCCACTCCATGCACATCACCAAACGCAAGTTGAGATATTTCCCACTGGGGAACAAATCCCTCTGGAATAGTTTCGCCGCCTGTCCCGAGGCCCGTGTCAACAGCAGCACGCGATTCATGGCGAGCGACATCCCGCCTTACTTCTCGATAGTTCGACTTTCTTTTGAAGTCTATATGCCGAGAATTAAGATTCAAATTGCATCGCTGAGCATTCTTAACTTCATCATCATTCAGAGCTAATCCAGCTTGGTTGCGTGCCCAAGTTGCTACGGCTTGGTCGCGATTCTCTTGCGTTACCACATCGTTACCACCACCATCGCGATTGCGCTCTTCATGTTCGCGCCTAAGAACATCTTCAGTCGTGATGGAAGCATCACGTTCGAGCTTTTCGCCGGCAACCAAGATTTCCAATTGCTTGGTAGTCTTGTCGTAATCCGCACTAACCTTATCGAAGTTAGTACGCAATTCCGGTGGTTCCTCGCCTCCATCTTTCAATGCCTTAACAATCTGATCTCGCATTTCAAGTATACGAGTTCTGAGTGCATTGCGCTTATTTCTCATTTCTTCTAGTGTCATTTTGTTGATTCCTAAGTGATGCTGTCATTAACCTGCGACAAAAAAATCGCAGAGTATGTAACGGCTATACCTACAGAGCCGGTTACAAGTCCCTGCGACGATTTCGTGCAGTTGTGCTTGTTACTGATTGACGATTTCGCCTCTCAGCTTGTTCTTAACAATATACCGATCAGTCCACGACTGTCAATTCCAGCGTTTCAAGCCTAAAAATTTCGGCTTTACAGGCGTTTTCTGCATTCTTGTCGTTTTCGTTTTTAGCTTTCCATTTATCCCATGACGATTTATCTCGCACATTAGAAGTTGTCGCTTCATACGCCGGAAATGTGACAGGTCCAACATCCAGCAACTTGACACTTCGTACTTCTCGGATATCAAATTCCTTGCCAGCCGTCCAAAGTTCCTCAGTTATATCGAATGCGAATGAACTCCCTTTTAGGTCTCCGCGCGTAATATGTTCTATAACATCGCGGCTTATACTCGTGTCGCCCGGCTTGATTTCATACTTCAGTCCAATCTTGTCGGAGGTTAACTTGAGCGTCCCCGATGTACTTCGACCCAATATATTATTTCGTTCATGGTTGAACAGCGCCATAACATCGTCGCCATTAGTAAGCGATTCATCAAACGCTCCATGCATGATGCGTTCGACAGCACCATCCCATAATCTGAATTCAGTTCCAGGTGTTCCGTCGTAATATACAGCAGCATAACCAGTGATAGTTTTGCCTGCCCCGTCATTGCCGGCACGAAAATTGACCTTACTCTGGCTTTGATCTACAAATCTTTTATCCATAATTTATTTCCTTCCAAATGTTCCATCAACAACTTCGCTTGCAATTAATTCGCAAACATCATCTTCAAAATTTATTAAATATGCGGCAACACTATCCTGCAAATCTTCAGGCTTAGATTCTGCAGCATCAAGCATTGCATGCCTGAATAAAATGCCAAATCGTGCAGCAGCCTCATCTGCTGCGACGAGGGCATCAAAACCGCAGACATGCGATGCTGCACGAATACTCAACGAAAACCAAGCAGCATTTTTTTCGTGATTGCTTTCCTGCCAAGCGTCAAGCCATGATAAGAACTCGCCCGGTTTTTTGGCTGCTCGCTTTGTTGCACGAGAATATCTGATTGCAGACTCCCTTACTGCATGGCTAACTAAGTCACGAAGACTATTTTTTTGTTCGCTAGTGGGTTTTTTAGCAGCGGGTTTATCCGCAGGTGGATCATTAGGCATATTCTTAGGATCACCACCAGCATCCCCATTCGCCTTGTCCATATTCATAGGGATCAAAAAATCTTGCCCGGCTCCGTCAGGTATAGGATTCAAATTTTCTAATTCACGGATCTCGTCCCGATTCATAATTCCATTCTGTAGTGCAATGTTATAAACTGAAAATCTCGTGTTTATATCTGCGCGAACTAACGCGGCACGAACGAATTCAAAAAAATGTGTGCCTCTATCTTTTTGCGGCTTAGTCAAAAGTTTGCAATTACATTCTTGTTCCCAATTCACCATCCACGGATCGAGTGCTTCCTGAAGATATGATTGGTTCTCCTGCTCAAGTGATGAAAATGAATTTTTAGTTGAGTCGCCAACTTTATGCGGCGGTATTCCGAACCAATTTGCTACCATCTTCAATTCAAATTCTCTAAGCTGCATGAGCTGGACTGATTCATTATCTCTTGCCAGAATCGTCGCGTGCATCCCTTCCTCAAGTACTGCTGTACCGTGTGAATTATCTATTCCCTGGTGCATCTTATTCCATGACTCTTTTAAGTTTCTCTTTGCTTCTGCATTTATTTTCTTTGGGTGCTCCAGCAAAACCGACGGCCTTGCACCATTCTTAAAAACAGTTGATCCAAATTTCTCTGCTGCCATGCCAAGACCAAGAGAATCCCTTGCAAAATCGAGAACGCTATGCCCGACAAGACCATCAAACCCAAGCCCTCGAATATGTAGAACTTCTTCTGCCTTGAGTCTCGTTTTCATCCCTTGAACCGTTGTGACGTATTCTATTTTTCCTCCATTCACTCGCACTGGAAACGTATCAGTCGGAGATAATACGATCATTGATGTAGGTAGATTTGTTGACACATTTCGAACGATATACGCATAACCGTTTCCAAGCATCGCGGCGCTCTGGACGCACTGTTTGAAAATGAATGCAGTAAGGTTTTCTGCAGCCGAAGTCTTCATTAGCTTGTATGCTGGGTGTGTTGTAGCACGTTCCTGACCACCACCTTCAAGCCGCCTGAACACGCACAGCGGTATCTTTGCTATGTCGCTGCTGACCAAGTTGATCGCCCTCCATAATGGTGCAAATGAATAGGCTGTTTTCTCGTTCACTACAACACCTGAATTTGATTTTTCTCCGCCGATAGCTGTTAACCAATTATCGCTATCGCTAAGCATGACTTGTTCGTAATTCAGTGATCTTTTTTGTGCTCGGTTTGACTTTCTATTTTTTTTGTTTTTCTTACTCATATTAGAACTAAGCCCCGATCTTCATAAACACTTGACAGGTCGCCCAAGTCCGCGATTGCACGATTGAATGCAATCACGACTCCGACAATCCCATCGATCTTTTCTGTTGATTTCTTTTTATCGAGCTTAATATTGCCTGCCGCATCAGAAACAACTGAGGCGTTTGAAGCCATCCACCGTAAGACTGGTTGCCCTCCGTGGTTGATTCGCTCAGATAGTAGAAGCATCTCCAGCTCCTTCGTCGGCTCCGAAAGTGATCGGAACCCTTGACCGACTTCGACGATTTCTGTACCAGCCTTGTTTAGCTTTTGCCGCAGGGATTCAAGACTCCACATATCAGCGCCAATTTCAAGTATGTCAAAATTTCGCCCGTCGTCAATTATTTGCTTTTCAATTACTTCATAATCAATCACATTGCCCTCTGTAAGAGTGACGTGGCCCTGTTTGCCCCATGTCAAATAAGGCGCACGATCACGTATTTGTCTCTTATTAGCATTTTCCTTGGGCACGAAGAATCGGCTCAAAATAACCCATTTGTCCCTTTTTTTGTCTGGTGGAAAGATAAGCATCCACGCTGCAATATCTACCCTACTGGCGAGGTCAAGCCCTCCATAGCACTTGCAGCCTATTAAATCTGTTTCATTCACTATACCGCAGCACTTGTCCCATGCGGACATCTGCATCCATCGGACAGCCTGTTCGGTTCTAATGTTCAAATGTAGCCGTTTGAACGTGTTTTCATAATTTGGCGTCTCTTGGGCCCGCTTACATTCTCGCCTCATGTAATCAAGAGAAAGGCTAATTCCAAGATTCGGGTTTGCTTTTTTCCAAACTTTTTCATCAGTCCAATCATCCGTAAGTTTTGCCTCATATATAACAGGAAAAAATGCTGGATCGCTAATGATCCCGTCTCGAACTTTGCAAGCGTAATTATGCTTCTCATTACAGATTGACCCCTCTCGGTCGTAATCGCTGGTAGTGATATGCATGATTATTGGTTGCAATCTGGCCCCCGTACCTGTTGCCAGCACATCAATCAATTCGCGATTGGGTTGTGCATGCAATTCGTCATTAACAACCATGTGACTATTCAGGCCGTGCTTGTTAGGTGCATCAGCACTAAGCGCCTTGTACGCGCTCGCATGATATTCGTCGGTGATCGACTTGCGAGATTTCCAGACTCGCAAATCTTCGCGCAGCATCCTGTGACGCTTAACCATTTCACTTGCTTGGGAATAGATTAGTGAGGCTTGCATCTTGTCGGCACCGGAAGAATATAGTTCGGCGCCTGGTTCGTTATCACATTCCAGAACATATAAAATCATGCCTGCCGCGAGAGTGGTCTTGCCATTTTTCCTAGGCACAAAAACCATGACCTCACGGTATCTTCGCAGCCCTGTTTTCTTGTGTTTCCAGCCGAATACGTTGGCAACGATCGCCTTCTGCCATTTTTCTAACTTGATAGGTTGGCCGGCTAACGGGCCTTTGATATGTTGGCAGCAGCTATCTTCGTTGTGGCCAAAAAAATCTATTGCATTTTGTGCTTTTTCTTTGTCAAAATAAAATCCCTTCGCATCGTCAAAAGGATTGTACCCAGGAACGCATTCGATAATGTCACGCCATGCCTTTGATAGTTTAGCCAGCGTTTCGCACTCCATATTTGGCGCGAAGTTCATCCACCTTTGACGGCTGCTCAATATCTGATGTCATGCGCGCACGCGCAGATGGTGTCAGCCCGAATTCTTTTTCAAGGCGTAACAACTGGTCACGCAACTGTGTCTCCTGCTTAGCATGAGGAAGTTGTTTGATGTCGTAGATAGTTCCATCGCGTTTTTTCAGGGGAAGCGTTGTTCCGTTTATATCAATAAACTCGCATAGCTCCCTCCACCGACGCCACATATCGCAGTATCTTGCCAACGCATTTCTATCTATTCGCGTCAAGACACCCATTTTTTTTAGCTGTGGTACAAGCGATTCCCATGCTTTCCTCGCCTCACCCTTCAGCCATGCGGGCCTAATAGGTGATCTCTGGTCTGGCTTCGGTTCAAGTTTTCGGTTTTCTAGTTTCCGACTGCCACGTAGTTTTAAGATTCCCGATGGAGTTGGTGCTGGTCCGCGCTGACCCATTATTTTTTCTCCACTAATTCCATTCCGTATTCGTTCACGCCTGCTTCGTATTCAACAGCAGGATTTCGAATCAGTCTATTTTTCCTAAACTTCTTATAGTTTACTTTATGCTGAACTCTACCAAATCGCCAAGACAATTCTGTCACATCAGGATGTTTCCTTCGTAGTTCTTCTGCCATTTTCCAGCGTCCATCTTCAGCATAGTTAGGCG